ATTTGTAGCAGTACCTTTTATAGCATAAAATCCGTTGTAACTGCTTGAGCGCAAAGACGTTACCGTTCCAGTAGGCCCCGTTGCACCTGTGCTACCAGTAGCTCCTGTAGGTCCAGTAACGCTGGTTCCAGTAATTCCCGTGGCGCCTGTAGCTCCCGTAGGTCCTTGTACTGTAGACGCTGCTCCTGTAGCTCCCGTAGGTCCAGCTGGACCAGTGTCACCAGTGTTTCCTTGAGGACCCGTAGGGCCAGGAATGCCCTGGTCCCCTCTTACAGAAGGAACTTTGACTTCAACAATAATGTTGCTTCCCTCTATAATCGTTGTAGCCATTAGACCTGGGTTATGTCATCGTTCACTACAAACGAACCACGGATAATAGTCTTGTACACGCCAGAAGCAACAGACTGAATGTCGTATACATATCTGCCTGGGTTGATTTGCTTCATCACTGTATTCAAAGCAGTTATGGTGATGTTGCCTAAATTGTCAACCACGATTGGCTCGAACGAAAGGTTCGTCTCTGGGGCAGAGCCTTCTTCTATAATCTTAGTCTCTTTAGCGTCTGGTGTGCTGAGGATGACCTTTCCTTTTACCACCTCTCCAGTGGTAGACAGGGGGTCAACAAAGCTAGGCTCCCTCACCTGCATGAGGAATGAATAGTTAAGCGAAGTCAGTTCTATGGCCACTCCTTCTGAATCCTTCAGGCGAAGGTTAAGCAAGAAGGTGTCCCCTCTTTTGCAGACGATGTCAAGTTTGTCTGCGGTATCTAGTGAAATCTTGTTAGCCATCAGATTATGCCCGCTTGTTTTCTTTGTTCTATAAGTCTGGCCTGCTCGTTTGCCTGCTTGGTAACCCTCATGTCCTTCCTGTCTTCCTTAAACACCTCTAGCTTTTCCTTGAAGTCCTTTTCGTCAGTCTTAAAGCCAAGCATAGCCTGAGCCTTGAGCATCTCTACCTGCATCCTGTAGCCGTGCCTCATCTCCTCCATCTGCATCTCTAGCTGAGCCTGAAGCTGCATCTTCTGAGCTTCAATCTGCGCTTGGGCTTGCATCTCCTGCATCTTAGCTTGAGACGTAGCCTGAGCAGACTGCTGCTGAATCTGGGCCTGCATCTGCGAGTTCTGCATAGCCTGCTCCTGCATACGCTTCATACGCTTCTTCCTGCGGGCAACCAACAGCCTCTCAGCTTGATTCACATCCTTCATATTTCGGATGGCAATGGCGTCCTCTATGTCAAGCTCTTTCTGCTGCAAGGACATCTGGATGTTTTGCTCCAGGTAGGCCTTCTCTTGGTCCTCCATATCCTTCACCACCTGCACCCCAAAGTTATACATAGGAAGGCTGCTAAAGGATGAAAGCACCCCCATATTAGTCTTCCCGATAGCGTTCTCGTAGATTCTGTACAAGACGCAGTCCTGAGGGAGAATCTGGATGCACTTCACGATGTCTTCGCACACTTTTTTGAACAGAATCATAGAGGCGTTCGTGATGTCGTAGGTAGCGTTGTTTGAAGCGGCGATAGCCTGTTCTCTTACGCCGACCAGCGCATCGCCTTTCGGAGTTGATGCATCCATCACCTCGTTGATTCCAGTCACATCGCGAATCATCCTGAGGTAGTGATTGTAGATACCAATCAGCTCATTGATGTTTCTGATGCTGTTCCCGATTTCTCTGATAGGCGGGTTTTGGAAACCCCCCTCTGGATTCTTGCTTCTGTAGTAGAAGACGCCCGTCTGTTCGTAGATGTCATGAAGTTCAAGAGGCTGCAACTCCCCACCTTTTCCAAGCTGTACATTCTCCAGCCCTTCGATGTCGATGATGAGTCCGTCTGGCTTTGCCTTTGCGATGGCTTGCTGAATCTTCAGGTGGGTAAGCTGCAACATATCAGCAAACCCGATACAGCTGTCCACCATGCTCTTAGGCATCATATTCATGAAGTTGGTGGCAACTACAGAATAAGACATACGAGCCTTGGTGATGTCGTGTACGTTCTTCGGTATGTTTTTTACGCGACCATAGCCAAACATATAGTTGTCGCAGTCCATCACATAGCTTCCACCATATACTGTGGAGATAGTCATCATATGTGGGACTCTTTCGTATACGCTCCCAGGACGCTCCTCATACTCAAACCCTTTGTAAAAGAAGTTCTTGTTCCCGTATCTGTTCTCTTTCTCTTCGAAGTAAATCTTATCTACAGAGATAAACTCAAAGTCCATGATGTCAACCATGTACTCGTCATATCCGTACACGTTCTTCTTGAGCTTGTCGTCGTACTTGTACTTGTCGATTGCAGAAGGGTCATTCCCTGCTTTGTTCTTGACCTTCGTGGCAATCTTCTTCATCGTCTCCTCGTCAAACTCTCCGTTTGCAAGGCGGCGGAGTTCGTTAAGGCTGATGCGCTTAATGCTTCCAGCGTATACGATGTCGTCAAAGTTCGGGTCCTCCGTATAGCTATGCACAAATCTAGCGGGGTCTACGTACTCAGTGACTATGCCAGAGTTGGGGTCGTTCCTGCGCTTTACCACAGCCATCCCCAAAGCAGCCAGGTCGTTGACGCATCGTCTATAAACACCGTCGTTGAAATTGTTCCACGAAAGCGTCATGCTCGTGCCAATCTGGGCGGCAATCTCTGCGTCCGTCTTGGTATTAGTCCCCATAAAGATTTCAGCCTCTTCGAGAGTCTCTGGAAGCTGTTCTGGGTCGATGTCGAGCACAAGTCCCGTTTGCTGCTTAAGAGCCAGGAGTTGCTCTCTAGCCTCTACCTGCATCTCAATTCTGCGCTTCTTGTCGTTCTTCTCTGAAGACGAAAGCGGGTCGATGGCTTCGAGGTTTGGGTATGGGTCTCTAGAGAGAATCTTATTTACTACAACACGGACGAACTTCGGAAGAACAGGGACTGGGGTGTAGTCTATGTTCAGAAGGCTTCCGTCATTGTTATTCGGGTCAAGTGTATGCAGAAGCTGCTTATAGATAGAGGTATCCTGTGTCCCGTTGGCGTAGTTCCTAGACTTCTCAAACGTAGAATTACGTCTGCTAAACAAAGAGTCGTTACTGTTTAGGCTACCCCACTGAGACTCAATAGCTTTTGCGTATTTCAGGCCGTACTCCTTACCCTCTTTAATCGCGGTTTCCGCTAGCGGGTCAGGAAATCCACCTGTGTTTCTATTGTCCTTGTTATACATTATTGCCTAGATACTAAAAAGCATCATGCAAATATAACAAAATCAGCCGATGGCCTTGTACGTCCTAAAAAACTTCTTGTCTTCAAATGTCACAACTCGCTTTTCTTTAGCCTTTTGCGCAGCCAAAAGAGCAAGGCCAGAACTGATAGACAAATCATATTTAGTACGGTCGTGAATCTTAAATCCTATCCAATCTTCCATCGTTCTATCAAAATACATCTTGCCCATCTCTCCTGTATCGTAGTTGACCCCTACGTGATTGTGTACAAAACTTTCTATGGCCTGGGCGTGAGCGTGTAGGATGTCCTGAGAGTTTGATGGAACGCCTTTTGTCTTAGAGCTGGTGGGGGCCCCAGCCACCTTGAGGTGCTCTGGCCTTTCCATGATATAGCCGTCATACCCCCTCTGCTCAAAGTAACGTACGATACCGTATTTATTGTTCTCTATGAGAAGTGGGTAGCCATAGAAGAAAGCACACATCAATACGTCTTCATAAAAAATCTTCGCCATGTCTGGACGAGAGGCATACTCCACCACAAACATGTTAGGAGGCCTGTTCATGGAAAACTTGTTGTACATGTGCAGGGCACCTTTAGAGCCCCTTCCATCCACCGTGGCGTCGATGTCATAGGAGTCAACCCCGCCGCATCCATAGTCAGCGAATGGGGCAACGCGCTGCCCCCTGTGTTCTTGCATCACACACCGTTCTTCCGCAGGAGGCATCCAGCATACATGGAACCTTCCGTTTACATCTGGGGAAAAAATTACCTTCTTGTCCTTCTCCTCCCATATAAAGTTTCCTCGTACAACTGGGTTTGGGAACAGGTCTTGGTTGTGGTCTATCTGCTCGTAAATCTTCCCTACGTTAAAGATGCTGCCAGACACGCTGTCCCTAAACGCCTCGTCCTCAGTAAATGGGAACTGTCTAATAACCTCATTCATCTCTGATGAATCGTGCTTGAGGCTGTCCCTTTCGTTTCGCAAGTAGTCTTTTGCTCCTGACTTAATGTATCCTCCGTCCATAGATTCCACCTCGCTTTCTGGTGTTTCTACGATAGGATTACCATATACATCAAAGAACCCCTCAAGGGCTTC